TTGGAAGATGGTAGGATGGTCAAGATTTGGTATAAGTAGAAATTCCAGGATTAAACTTGATCTAAATCCTCATTGCAATCCAAGCGAGCATTACGCGCAATTACTTCTTCAAGCATCTAAGGGTGATTTTACAGCGAGTGAAATTAAACAATTAATGGAAGCTGTTAATGTCGGTTTAAGCACGCATCGTGAAATCAACCTTCAAAAACAAATTGATGAAATAAGAGCCGACCAGGCTATAATGAAAGTGAACACTAATGGCGACAATACTTTCACAAATAAAGGAATTACGAAAGCAGATTAAAATTCCATGGCGTATTGTTTATGTAGATAAAGAAATACTGCCTGACGAGTTTAAAGAGAAAACAATTTACGTTCACATATGGATTTGATTACAAGGAAGTAACTACCATGAGTATATTCGATTTTATTCTCGATCCTGTAAAAAGTTTAATCGGTATGCCTACATCTAAGGATGTTGATAAACAGAAGAAAGAAATGAATGCTCAAATCAAAGCATATAATGAGCAAACTAAGATTGCAAAAGAAGAACAAAGCAGATTAAAGGATGAGCAGACAGCCGAAAAGAGACGGATACAGGAAAAGCAAATCAGGTCTTTAAGGCGATCTAGTAGATCACAGAATGTTGGCTTTCTAGGGTCTTCACAGGAAACACAACCAGGACAATCAGCTAAACTAGGCGGTTAAGGTATGGATACCACGCAAGGGATGCCGCCTGTTACAATGCCCGCAGGCTCGATGTTAGAGATCTTACGAAAGCGATATAATGCTGCAAAGTATACCGCTGACTTATGGATTCCCATTATGCAAGCATCGTTTTTCTATGCTGTGCCTTTTAGGAATCGTTATTACCTGCCAGGTAAGGAATTTCAAGGAACAATTCAAAACACGCGCGTTTATGATACAACCGCGGTTGAAGGGGTGACTATATTCGTATCTAAATTGCACGATACGATGACACCCCCACAAGTACAATGGGGTTTTCTTGAAGTCGATGACTCGATGGTGGATGATCCAAACAATGCCCAGAATCTACAACTCTTGCAAGATGCTCAATTAATTCTTGATTCATATATGCGCAGGCTCTTTACTTATATACATGCATCCAATTTTGACGTGGTGATCAATGAATGCTATTACGATCTTAGTATCGGTACTTCTGCTCTTGTTATTAATCAACATACTGATGAGATACCTTTTTTATGTACGTCGATCCCAATGGATAAACTTGCTATCGAAGAAGCAGTTAATGGAAATGTCGAAAGCTGGTTTAGAACATGGCAAAACTTAAAGATTGTTGAGCTTCATACTCGCTGGCCAGGTATCACAATTACAGATAGCTTAAGGCAATTGATAGCCTCCGATCCTGATGCAACAGTTAGAAATGTTTATGAAGGTGTCGCCTATTTTTGTAATCAGCCTAAGAAGTATTGTTATGCAGTCTGGGTTGATAATGATTTATTATACTGTCAATGGCTAGATTCAAGCCCAGGCATTGTATGGCGCTTTAAGAAGACGAATAACGAGACGTGGGGACGCGGACCTGTAATGGAGGCACTCCCCACTATCATTAGTTTAAATGAAATGGCGAGGGTAGAACTTGCTTCAGCGAATCTTAACACTTTTCGACCTTTCATGGGCTTTAGTGACGCTATTTTTAATCCTCATACCTTCAAGCTTGAACCATTCACTATTATTCCGATTGCTCCTATTGGTTCAAATGGGCAGGTTCCTCTTATACCCCTCCCTAATAGCGCTGATCCGAATTTTGCGCAATTAACAATCGCCGACTTACGTATGCAGATAAAGTCATTATTATTTGCAGAACAACCTCAAGATTCTAGAAGCGTCCAACCACAAACGACTTACGAGTTATCTATCAAACAACAAAGTCTTGCTGAAAAGATTGGACCATTATTTTCTCGTATGCAGCAGGAATTTTTATGGCCTGTGATTAAGCGTTTTGCATACATTTTAAATTCAATGGGCAAGCTCCCCTACCCGGAAGTAGGTGGAGTGCCTATCGTTTTTAGATACAAGTCACCGCTTGCGAAAGCGAAGGGACGCGCTGATGTTGAAGCATTCACCCAATATGTTCAATTGATGCAAGGTATTATGGGGCCTGAAGCCACACAAATTTACATTAATCCAAAGACCACACCTTATATGTTAGCTGAGCTCTTACAGATTGATGAAAGGTTCTTAAATAAACCTGATGATGTTGCTAAAGTCATGCAGCAAGTACAAGACCAAGCAAGCCAGATGCAACTGGCGCAAAGTCAAGGAATGATGCCGCAACAACCAGAAAACCCAGTTCAATCACCGATTGCACCCCCAATGTAAGGAACTTCATGGAAAAAAATCCGTTAATAGAACCAGAGAATTATTTTGAAGGATATCAAAAAAGTATCGAACAACTAAAGAATAATCCTCTTGCATTAGAATTTGATAAATTATGTTACGAATTATTTGAACACCAAGAGTCAGGAAAACGCTTCATTCAATTAGTGACTGAAAGATATTTAATTCCCTCAATGGTTAGTAAAGGAAATCCAACCTATCAATTAGATGTATTGTGGCAAGAAGGATTTAAAGATTTTATAAGAATGTTAATCACTTGTACAAATGCACATAAACAAAGAATAGTCGCTCAAGGAAGCTCGAATGTCTGATGAAGAAAATAACAATAGTCCGCCCCCAGAATTACCAAAATGGTTTATCGATGAAGGAATACCAGGTATTGGTGATAGACCTTCTTGGTTAAGTGAAAAATTTAAAACCACAGCAGATCTTGCTAAGAGTCATCATGAATTAGAAAAAAGATTAGGGTCAGTTCCTGAAGATTACGATTTAAGTCGATCAAAATATCTAGATCCTGATTATGAGCCATTTCATGAATTAAAAAGATTTGCGAAAGATAAAAGAGTGCCACAAGATGTCTTCGATAAAATGATTGATTCCGTTGATAAATATATGGACGAATTCAATACTGAAGACGATCAACGAGATGAAATTCTTAAATTAGGACCCAATGCTAAAGAACGATTGACGACTTTGAATAATTGGGCAAAAGCAAATTTAACGAATGAATCGTTTGAAGCACTCACAGGCAATTTAAGAACAGCAGATGCAGTCAAAGCATTAGAAGAACTACGGAGAAAAATGATGTCAAGCAACCCACAAATACCAAATGGAAACGATGGAGCTGTTCATAATGCAGCATCAGTAGAAGATTTGAAAATTGAACTTAATAATAACTATCAGAAATACAAGACCGATGAGAATTATCGAAAAGATTGGCAAGCGCGATTAGAAGTAGCGACTAAAAATAGTCCAGGATACGTTGACAAAATGGGTGCATAACGTGCTATAATTTGTTCAGTACCAATTGAAAATTGGACAACTTGGAAGCACTGACCTCAAGGATTGAGACAATCAAATAGCTTAAAGCCCAAAAATACAATGGTGAAATAGGATATTTCATTAATTATTTTAGGAGCATGGAAGCTATGTCAACTTCATTGACAGCAGTACAACAGGTTGAGTTTGACGCCCTCGTTAAAGCAGAATATCAATCCCTCGGTTTCTTACTACGCGATACAGTACGTGTAAGACGTGATGTAATCGGCGCCTCTGTTTCATTTAGAAAAGTAAATCAGATACAGGCAGTTCCTACAGGTTACTTACAACCAGTGGTCATTCAAGATCCAGGATACACACAAACTTCTGCTATTCTTCAGAAATACACCGCACCAACAGCGGTTGATAGCGTACAAGAATTGACCGTTAACTTTGATGCGAAGATGGAAAATGCAATGTTAGTTGCCAATGCATTAGGCCGTCGTTCAGATCAAATTATTATCGATTCATTAGCGGTAAGTCCAGGACAAACCATTGTTGATGGTGGCGTTAATATGACTTATACAAAATACCGTCAAGTCATTCAGTTCTTTGATAATAATGCTGTGCCATTACCAGAAAGATTCTGGGCAATGTCTGCGAGTAATTTTGCATCCCTTTTAGCAGACGATCATTTTGTGTCAACTTTCTATACACAAAATAGGGTATTAGATAAAGGTTTCATTCGTGAATTCTTAGGAATCAATGTCATTATCATCCCACAAATGCAAGAAGGTGGTCTGCCTTTTGCATCCCCTAATGTACGAGAAACATTTGCTTGGCATAAACAATCGACGGGTATGGGTATAGGCCATGATTTCCGCACAGAGATAAATTATCTACCGCGTGAAACATCTTGGCTTGTAAATGGCATTTTCTCAGCAGGCTCAATCACGATTGATCAATTAGGTATCATTCAAGTTAACTGCAATGAGACCTCAATCTAATTCTTTAAGGAGTATATTAATATGTTTACACTTGTAAATTGGACTTGTATATCTGCCTCTCTAAACCAAGGTCAAGAAACAATAACACCTTATGGCGGTTCACCTACATTATACAATGCACCTAATGATTTTTCTTATGGTAGTTCTGGTGATAATGTCGCAACTATCAGTGCATCAGGTTATTTTAATTCTATAGCCGCGGATTTAGCTGAAGGTGACTGGATTTTTGCAAATGGAAGTGATGCAAGTGTCATTCTAATAGTGAGTGATATTGATGCAGGTGTCGTTGAAACAGTAGGTTTTGCAGCGACTGGGACAGTCAACACAGCTAATATTGTCGATGATGCAGTGACTTATGCAAAACTACAAGATTCAGTCGGTGACAATACTTTACTTGGCAATCCAGGTGGTGGTGGCGGCGCTGAATTTAAAGAAGTCACATTGGGCAATGGACTTGATTTTAATGCAGGCGCACTTGAAATTCCTGTAGCTCAATCAGGGTATACAAAAGTCGCAATCACAGCCGCTGAATTTAATGGTATGTATGCAGCACCTAAGCTTTTATTAGCAGCAGGTGGAGCGAATACATTAATTGTCGTTAAACAGATGGCACTAGTTATGACATTTGTTTCCGCAGATTATGCAGCCGGTGGTGTTGTAGCCGCTCAATATGATTCAACAGTCCATGGTGCGGGTGTTCTTGCAACAGCGACTGAAGCCGCAGCCGACTTCTTTGCAGCAGCAAGTACAACCTTTAGATTAACTCAAAGTTTAGCGATTGCGCCATTTAGTACCACTGTTAATAAAGCTTTGTATTTGAGCAACCAGACACAGGCGTTCACCACTGGTGATAGTACTTTTGAAGCGCATATTTGGTATTCGATTATACCGACCACTTAGTTTTTGGAAGAAAGTTAACAAGGACGTTAATTTATGGCCTATAGCAAAACCTCAATAATTTCATTGGCGGTCCAGCTATTAGGCCATAAACCTATTCAAACACTTGATGACGCTGATGATATGGTCATCGCGGCTGAACAGGCTTTTGATATTCTTTTGCCAAGCGTGCTCTCAACAGGTAACTGGCGCTTTTCAATGCAGATTCAACAGTTAGTATTATCAACACTAGTCCCCCCTCCACAAACAAATTTTGGGCAAATTTATTTATTACCTGCTGGTTACTTAAAGAACATAAGAATAATACCTCAGAATTATGTGTATGAAATATATAACAATAGTGAAATATGGTGCAATTGGGGAACACAATCACCTGTCTTTATGGAATTTGCTTATCAACCTGCAATTCCAACTATTCCTGCTGTCTTCATTAATTATTTCATTTATGAAATTGCGACATTCAATGCCTTAGCAAGTGCTCAAAAACCAGACTATTTTGCAGCGCTTGAAGCTAAAAAAGAAAGACAATGGGCGATAGCTGCCGCAACAGATTCACAAAATAGACCTCAATTTAATCAGTGGGAAATTCCAATGCTTACTAAGAGAAATATTACAGGGATTATTGGACCGCAAATAGGGTAGGCGAGATGGCTTATGAACTATGGAGTCAAGACATTTTCTCAAAAGGTGAGTTATCACCTTTCATGTATGCACGCGCTACAGTTCAAGAATATAATAACGGTTTAAAGACTGCACAAAATGTTTTAACGTATCCCACAGGGGCTGCGGGTAAACGCTTTGGAACACTCTATCAATCAACGTTGACAAATATTACAACTTTTACAGATCTTTATTTTGATACGTTTCAATATGTGAATGAATGCGTTTATCAATTAGTCTTCACTCCCATAACAATTGCTATTTATTTAGAAGGCTTGCTTATTGCAACGGTTGTGACACCTTTCAGAGCCAATGATGTTTATACTATAAGTAGTACTGTCCTTGGTACATTATTTAGAACCACCACAATTGGATTTGCACCTTATGATCTTAGCCGAACTCCTAATAGCCCTAACCCTTTGTCTTCTGTTTCTTCAAATGTTTTAACGGTTACAGGTTCTGCACTTTCTATAGGTGTAGTCTTACCCGTACAATTTACAACTTCAGGTTCCCTTCCAACATCGACACCACAGATTGTGACAGGTGTTACTTATTTTGCATGGACGGTCGCTGCAAATCAGGTTGAGATCTATGCAACATCACAGGATGCAAAAGCCAGAATTAATCAATTTACTATTACATCCGTTGGTGTCACTAGTAATATGGTTGTTTTAAATACATGGACATTTGCACTTACCAAATTTAAAAATGTTCCTACATTTGATTTTAATGGAAATGCTACATCCTACGATGCTTTGACTTTTACCCCTGCCGCAGTAACGGGGTCTGCTGTGACAGTCACAGTGAGTGGAGCTGGTTATTCACTTCTAACTTCAGCCTATGTAGGTGGTGCTTTTATTGGGGGTGGGGGTACATCAAGAATTGTAAGTGTTGCATCTAATACCTCATTTAAAGTGTCCATACAAGTTCCATTTGATGCAACAACGCCTATACAAGGGAGTTTAGTATTCTTAGCAGAGCCTGCATGGAGTGATGCAAGAGGATGGCCTAATGTGTGTTCTAGCTATCAAAATAGAGCATTATTCGCAAATACCATAAGTTTACCTAATGGCATTTGGGGTAGCACGATTAATGATTACTCGGATTTCGATGATTTAAATACGGATGATGACAGCGCAATAAGCTGGTATCCAACATCTAATAATGTGAATTTCATTCGATTTATAGTGCCATACCGTTCACTGACGGTTCACACTAACACTGGAATATATTCAAGTCCATTATCAGATACGACAGCAATCACGCCAACTAACTTCACTTTGCAATTACAAGATTCCACTCCCGCAGATACCTTATTACCACAGGCAATCGATAATCAAGTGATTGTCTTATCGGGTAATGATGCGCATCAAATGCTCTGGGATGGTATTAATAACGCATATACCAGTGACATTGTATCTATTATTAATGAACAGACAATTAGATCACCGGTTGATGAAGTTGCATTTGCTGATTTAAGACGTGCTGGGAGTCGCTATGTTTTTGTCATTAATGCAGATGGTTCAATGGTTGTATTTCAAACATTGATATCATAAAGTGTTGTAGGATTTA